GTTCTATAATACTAGGATCTAGCCCGCTTATATTAACTGTTGGTGCTATAAATGATGGTTCGTTATTAATAACACCTAAATACTCTTCTTCTGTTAAAGGTTCTTGTTCTATAATACTAGGATCTAGCCCGCTTATATTAACTGTTGGTGCTATAAATGATGGTTCGTTATTAATAACACCTGGATCTAATTTAATCTCTACGGACGGATCATTAGGATCAGTTTCAAATGTAGCAGTAGGAACAATCGAAGGCACACTCCCATCACCAGGTTCCACATCACCTCTAACACTACCATCACCATTAACATCGCTAGGAATAGTACCATCACCAGGACCCTCGCCTGGAAGACTACCATGAGTTTGCTTTTGATGGGTTCGTCCACTGCTATCTTTTTGCGCTTCAAATAACTCTAGCTGCTCGCTAAGGCTTAAACTTTCCGATATAACAAAATTAGGTTGCAGAGGGTTGTTTTGATCTTGAAATTGAATTTCAAAAGAAAGACTTCCGTCTCCATCTGCTAATAAATTAAGTGCTCTCTGAACGTATATGTAAAACTGCTCACCTTCTTGACTTACAGATGCTGTACCTTGAGTAACTAAATATAGTTCACCAGTATAGGGTCTGTATCAGCATTTAAATCGTATATATAAAAATCTAAAGTACCTATATAATTCCTATTAACTTCAATATCCGGTATGTATATAGCACCAGCGCCGTTAGCCGCATTAGCAGGGCTATCTACCTGAAATGGTATATCACTTATTTGTTGTAATTGCGATAGTGACATTATACTTCAATATTATTAACTGTATCAAATACAGTATTCGGGTTAACAGAAAGGGCTGGAGTAATTACTGTTTCAGTTAATACGTCGCTGCCTTCATAACCCTCAACATTGAAATTACGTAAGAAGAAATTTTTAGCAGATAAGCCAGTATTGGTAGTTGAAACAGGTGTAGTAAATGAAAACCCGCAATAGATGTTATCTAAATTATTAAAATTAGTTAATCTCGGTTCAATATTAATTGTAGTAAGTAAAGTATAATTAGTTGTATTATCTTCTCTAAAATCAATATGTATTTTTTGACCTAAGTTAACATATCTAAATCTTAAAGCTCTAAAACTATTAGTTGATAAGTTAGTAAAAACATTAGACATAGTTGAAAGAGGTGAATTTGCTCTTACATTATGTAAAACATCCCTAACTACTAATGACTGTCTATTTATATCATTTGGACCTACACCTGGTCTATCATCCCTACCAGATAGAGCATACATACCTGTAGAATCAAAAGCTACTTTTACTAAACTACCACTTAAAATACCACCTTCAAGTAGAATAGTTGAATTATTTTGAGTTTTTAAAACCAATGGTGTCTCAGTTAATAAAGCGTGAGCAGATAAAATAAACTCAGGATCTTGATCACCAATATATTGACCGGGGAGAGAGGATAAAGGTGCTTCTAAATTAGTAACGAAAGTGCTGAACCCTAACTCATAGCTTCCAGGACTAGGTATATTTTCAGCTGGTAAGCTATATTCAAACGACCATGTAATATCGTAATTAGAATTAAATTTTTTGCTACGCTCAACAAAAGTAAAATATCTGGCGTCTGCAGGAAGTTTTATGTCACTAGGAAAGCCCATCAATTATATTTAATTACTCAACCCCTTATGAAAGTACAGGTATAGGAATTAGTTAAGTTAAGCTTAGTCTTAAAAACTAAATAATAACCCATTTTTAAAAGTTCCTTATTTAGTATATTCATATAATCTTCGTGTATGTTTACAAGTATACTTTCAGTATCTTCATCAAAAAGGACGTAGTCAGAGAACTCCTCACATAAAGAACTCCCTTTCCATACACTTGCTTCCATTTAATTATTTATTCATCGAAAGCCTTAATAATCTTTTCTATCTTTTCAATTAAAATAGCATTATTAGCGAATAAATTTGAATCTTCGAATTTAAACAGTGTTTTATTAGATAAGATTTCTTTTAAAGTAGTAAAATCTTCATAATCTAAACCTTCAACTATAATTTCTTCCATATTTTAGTTATATAGAAAAAAGATAAAAGCAACTATGACCATTCTAGGATAACTATACCTGGACCTGGAGGAGGTCCCATTGGTCTCCCTCCATGGCCTCCCTGACCACCACCTGGTGCAGGTGCATTACCAAAGTAACTAGCAGCTCCTATGGACTCTTCTTTTCCCCCACTTGATGTATCCATCATTCCATTACCACCAGTTATAACTGTACCATTTAAAACATACTGACTATCAGTATCAACACTACCGCCAGATGAACCAACCAGCGGTACTTGAATTAGATTAGGATCTTCTGCTCTATTTTGTACATCTAATACATTTATTCCTCCACCAGCCTCTACTAAGACATTACCATTTGCATCTTCAATAAATGTAGGTGATCCTTGTGTTTGTGCGGCGGCCGCAACATTATAACCTTCTGCAACTTTAATTTTAAAAATAGTACCGGGCATTGCTGATAGATTTCCTAACGCTGTTGAAGCAGCTCCACCTGGACTAGTTCCTCCTTTACCACCTGAACCTGTTGCAGTAAATTTTATAAAATGTATACCATCAGGAACAGTAAACTCATGCGTAGTATTAGGCGCAGTGTATACTTGCATACCTGGCTCAGGTCTTTCAATTACTATTCCCCCACTAAGAGGGTTAAACTCTACTCCAGTTTTATCTACTGAAGCTGTTCCTGCTGGGTTAAATAAAGTAGTTACTAAATTTTTCTTTACAGTTAATGTAGGAGCAGTTACACCACCAATAGCTTTAATAATGAAGTTCGCACCAAAAGCAGAAAGCCCTGGTGTAGTATGTGAAGCTGTAGTAACAGGCATTAATGTACTATTAGCAGGATTTTCAGACCCATATAAAGCTTTTGAAAGTAAATTAGGAACTCTAAAATGATCTGCTGTTTCCCCACCTGTGTTGTATGCTATGCCTATAACAGCTGAGAGCTCAGAATAGTCTGAATTACTAGCATATTCAGTACCATCACATTCTAACCAACCATATGGTACATGATTACTAGCTGAAGCAAAAGGTACTATAGTACCCACCGGTAACACACTTGCAGTAGTAGGTGCAACACCAGTACTAATAACACTAGGTATAGACCAGTTAAGGTTTCCTGATGTGTCAGATCCTAAGAATGTATTATTTGTAGGTTCTGTAGCTGGAAAATTATAATTTACAGCATTGATTTTAAGCTTAGAAGGTAGTTTTAAGTAACTATCAGCACCTACTGTTCTTTGTTGAATATTATCGATACTTAAGGTAGAACTTAAGGAGATTCTATTGGAAGCTAGCTCTATAGAACTACCTAATGAATCTTTATGATAATTACCTGCTGATAAAGTACCAACTGTAACTAAACTACCATTACTAATATTAATTGTAGTGTTACCTGCGCTTAATAAATTAGCAACTGGTAACCAATCTGTAGCATTAGAACCAGTACCTTGTTTAAGGACTTTTAAAGTATTAGTATCAGTTTCAAAAGCATAGTCACCAGTTAAACATGGAGCTAAATTAGTTACATTTGCATTTTCACCTTTATACTTATTACCAACTAAAACACCGCCCGAAGTAGTTCCATCTCCTACAAACAGTCTATCTGTATCAGTTGTATAACCTAATTCACCTCCCTCAAGAACTATATTTTTTCTATCAGCGTCCGTACCTCTTCTTACTAGAAGTTTAATTAAAGTATTTTCTAAAATTTCGATTGACATATTATTATTTAATAGTTAAAAATTGGAATAGCAAATCTATCATATGAACCATCAGAATCACCATTTCTGACATCACCACCATTATTGAAAGTAATAAATCCTGCTGAACTTAATTCTATATTCGTACCAGTACTAGTAGTACCATTATATACTTGACGAACACTAACTAAAGGGTCAGATGCTGCATCTCGTGTAACTGAATCAGGTGCTCCATTAAACAGACTATTAACTGCATCAGATTCTGCTTTAATAATAAAGTTAACTCCAAATCCACTTAATATAGCTCCTGTAGAACTAGCATCACCAGTTAGGAATTTTTGCGATCCACTAAAGTCACCAGCTACTGGTGCTATTTGCCCTGCACCGTATAAGGCCGCTGGCATGCCACCACCAGTTAAATTAGGTAGACTAAAAGTATCTCCCGTAGGAGCACCATATGAAGTCCCTATAACACTAAAGAGTTCGTCAGTAACACCATTAGCTTTAGTTCGATTACGAGAAGCGCCGTTAGCTAATAAGTATCCATTAGGCACATTGGCTCCAAAAGCTGCAGCATGAGGTAAAATAGTACCAACAGGTATTACACCACCATCAGTATTAGACTTTAATGATGTACCGGTAATTACATCGTAAATAGATGTACCAATGGTTTTTATTAATCCCTTTTCAGAAGTAATAAATGGAAACTCCGGAGTCGCAGTTTCATTTATTGTAGTGCCAGTTGTTGCAATTTCACCGTTAACTAAAGTAAGGTTACTAGTATCTACGCTTCTTAAATTAGTTTGTAAATTACTTGCTGAATTTAGCGAAAGACCGCTTCCTAAATTTACACCACCCACACCGGCAAAACTTGTAGCTGGAAGAGTAGTTTCGCCAACTCCTTTAAATGTGAGCTTATTATCTACATTAAATTCAAATTGATCGTTGTTTATGTCTAGCTTGATAGGTACATCATTGCCTCCTATCAAACCTGAAGAAAGAGCAGTAGTAGCTATCTCACGTTCAGTAATCGAATTAGCTACTGGGGATATTTTACTATTTGATAACTCTAAATATGTGGTATTTAAATCTACATTTACAACACCACCGACAGCTGATAATAAACCGGTACCGAAAAACGATTCCTTTAAAAACGTAGAATCAAACTGACCAGTATCAACACCTGCACCAGTTTGACTTGGAATAGTGAGCTTATTGTCGCTATTAAATTTTATTAAAGTTTCATCAGGAACAGTACCAATATAAGAATAACCAGATAGCGAATCGCTATAATTAGTAGATGTAAGCATATATAACCTACTATCAGCGTATCCTATATCACCAATTTGCATTCCTGGAGAGCTATTTGGCCCTAGACTAGAACTATTAGTAAATGGTCCTATATTCTTAGTACCTACAGATCTACCACCGAAAGTTGACCCGTCACCTACAAATAACCTTCTTGTATCTAGAGTAAACCCAATTTCACCTTGATCTAATACAATAGTCTTTCTCTGTGCATCAGATCCACGTCTTACTTTTAATTTTACTATGCTTATATTTGCCATAAATTTATGATATTCGTTTCCATACATATACACCATATGAAGGAGGTATGTTATTATGTGCTATATTATTTCCAACAGATGCTGAAATCCTCGTATTACTTACACTTTCATCTCTATCTAATATTTCAGTTGGTGATGTAATTATAGGTACATTACTATTACGTGATAAAAAGTCACCAGCTGTTGCATCACCAATATCAACAGCACCCAACTCTAGGGCGTACTCGTATGGTGTTTTAGTTAGTGTTATAGGTGAGTGAGTTCTTGACGCACCAGCACTATTTGTTCTACCAATCTGTACGTTAGCATCAGAAACAAATCTTGTTTCACCATTCCATATACCTATCATCTCTTTGAAATTATACTGCGTACCCCATCCAGTTACATATGCACTTCTTACTGAAGCTGAGTAGTTAGCAGCAGAACCTCTATCAAATCCAAAATCTAAAGCATATAACCACGGGTAAGAAAATACATTATCTCTAAATGATGAATTTCTATAATTTATAAGTAAACTATTATTAAATTCGCCTGGAAAGGTGTAAATTTTAGTACCAAGATTTAATCTTGATCTTTGTTGTTCTACAAAAGTTAAAGTGGAATCAAAAGTACCTACACCGGACGATTGAAATGATTGAGGGGATCCTGCAGTATTAGGAATCTGTACATCACGTGCACCTATATTTACATCATGTGTATGTGCAGGTAGATTACTTTGAGTAAGAGTTGTTTGATATTCACCTGCTGTATCTCCATTACCACTTCTTAATCCTATAGCTTCTTCTTCTGCACCTCCTGGACAAAATTCCCTTGTATCGCCATTTTTATCAGTTAAAGTACCTGTACCTACTAAAAATCTACCTTGAGCTACTTGCACCCACGTAGTACCAGCTATTCTATTAGTAGGGTTATCTGGTGTTATAGTAAGTTGAATACTTCCTACAGGATAGAAGCTATCTAACCACTCTAACGGTTCACGGGTAGTAAATCCTTGCGGGTAAATGTAATTATTAATTAATACTCTTTCACCGCTTAATGCTAGTCCAGTAGAATTTCCTTTACCATCAAATACTTTGTTTAAATCAGTACCCAGCTCAGTTCCACTTAAATGTAAAAGAGAAGTATATAAATCAGATATAAATTGATTTTCTAAACTTTCAGGCATATCATTATTTATTCGTTAAACGTTAAATACTACTGTTCAATAGTACCATATATTAATCCCCCTGTAATTGAGTAATTAACACCATTAATTGTTGTTATAGCATTACCGCCTTTACCTCCTTTAGGAAGATCACCACTTACATCTCTTCTTTTTCTAAGACAATCACCTCCATTAGCTCCCCAACCACCACCACCAGCAGCATTACCCCATGGTATATCTTCTCGTGAGTTTACAGTCTCACCAGGTTGGTTACTTCCTCCACCATCACCACCACCATAGTCTCTTAATCCGGCAAAATTGGAAACACGTTGATTTACTGCAGTACCGCCCTTTGCGTCTGCAGTAAGTACTCTACCTCCACCTCCTCCACCGCCGTGAGGATCATTTCCTTTTCGTTTATATCCACCGGCGCCTCCTCCTCCTGCTTCACCACCTCCTCCACCAAGGTAAGCATTATTTATAGTGTATATAGCACGTCCCCCAGACCTAGCTGCATCCGGAAGAATAATATTTCTCCATGTATTTCCATTATCTCCAGGTTGACCTGGCACTCCTCCTTCACCTCCTGTTTCCCATGCATTTGGTTCACCAGGTAATGCATTAAAATTAGTAGTATTTCCTATACCGCCTTTACCACCTCCTGCGCCACCGCCTCCTCCACCGAAGTTACCAGTACCGCTTCCAGCACCACCTCCTCCTCCGCCAGCAATAGCACCTTGGTTAGTAATAGTAATTTTATCTGTAGTATTAATAAAGATAGCATCACTTCCATCCCAACCATCCCACAAATTCTTTTCAGGAGGCGCGCCTATAGACCAGGATTGCTGATGATACTTACCTGCTGCAAGAGAGCCCCCGTCTCCTCCTCTTCCCATAATAAACCCGTTATTTATAAGTCTTAATCCGCCAGGCCAATCTCCCGTAGTTAGAGCTGGTTTATCCATATCATCTGAATATATGTATACATCAGTTGCAATAGTTATAGTAGCAGCATCTGTACCATTCCACCCTCTATCTAAAGCCCATTCTGCTAAATTTAAACACTCTTTATTTTCTGTTATAACCGCGCTAAAAGTCGGATTAACATCAATAATTTGTGTTCCACCACCTATCGCAGTATCAGGTTCATTCTCATCGAGAGGTACCCGTCTCCAAGTATAAAAACCAAAATTCGGAGGTATATTATTATGCTGCAAAGTACTACCGTTATTGGAAGTGGTTATAGTAGTAGATCCTTTAATTTGTGAGTTTATAAACAAGTTTGATACAAACGCATTATCTACCTCTTCATTAAGTTCCTTTAATCTATCAACGCCAGCTAAAGCTATAGATGCCTTTTCGATTCCTAAAACATCTATAATAATATTACGAGCTTTAATTAAATCTATAGAACTAAGTCTTCCTGTGTGTACTCTGTCACCATCTCTTGAATCGTAATCAGCTTGTTGAATTGATATACCTCCAGATACCCATTCTACATTTACAGGTCTTGGGCTATCACTAATAAAAACTTTAGTATTAGGTATATTAGTATTAAGTAACCCTGCCCATCCTGGTCCTCCTACTAAAGTACCACCCCAACCTCGTAAAGAGTAATTACCTAATTGTGGGGTAAAATCAGCATCGGTATATCTATAACCTTCATCATGTCTTTTTTTAATTAAGAAATTACGGTAGTTATTTTCACCGTTAAAACTACCGTTATTTTGAAAAGCTTCAATTTCATCTTGACCTAAAAGATAAGAAAAGGGATTATTGGAGACGTTAGGTAGTAACCCAGCAGCTGCTGGATTATAATTTTTTTCTTCAGTAAGGTTTCTAGGATTTACGTTTGATCCAAAGAAAAGACAAAATACATTTAAAGTGCTACTTTGTTCGTTAATACTACGAGTTGTTGTTTTTACATTAACATCATGGGTATGGGCAGGTAAATTAGTCTGACCTAGTTTATCAGTAAACGCCCCATCCTTATCTCCGTTTTCTTTACCCACAGAACCTGGGGTAAAGATCTTTGTAGTTCCGCCTACACCGACAAAAAATCTACCAGGACTTTCTAATACCCATTTTGTACCCGCTATTCTTTTAGTAGGATCGTCATTTGTTGTGGTTAAAATTATACTACCTATAGGGTAAAAGGCATCCAACCATTCAGTTTGTGTATTGAATCCTTTAGGGTATATATAGTTGTTTATAACAACTCTATCGTTACCATCACTACTTAAAGAAAGACCTGTAGTATTACCTACTCCATCATAAATTTGTTTATTAACAGGTAGTTTTATATCTAAACTAGTTACAGGATGCAATAAAGAAGAATAGTAATCTGCTATTCTTACTCCTTCAAGACTTTCTCCTCTATTAGCCATAATGTTATTTAATAAGAACCTCCACTACTACCACTGCTACTATTACCACCACTAGTATTTTGTCTTCTATTACGAGAATCATTAGAAGTCATTCCATGAGAGGAGTATCTGGGTTGAGCAGATTCAACAACCTCTGGTTCAGATTCAACCACTTCAATTGGTGTTACTTTTACATTTACTATAGGAGTTAAATATGCATGAGGTGTATTTACATGCAATGGTCCAACCATAAAACCTTTATCTGGATGTATATGATAGAATCCAACATAATCTTCACCTGTAGTTGTCAATACTAATTCACCACCACCTGTATATAGCTCAGTTACGACTTCCTCTAATTCTGAAATTTCCAAGGTATTTATATCGTCATCTCCATCCTGCGAAACAATAATATTAAACACTGTTTCTTGTAATTTATAGAGTTGATCAAAAACTCTAGAAACTGTATCATAATTCACTTCTTCATTATCGTGAAACTCTAAATCTCTAAAATTAATATCTATACCTTCATATGATACAAATTTACCTAAAATAGGAATACCATCTCTTACTTCTGCGAATGGTATCACACTTGCATTTAAAAATACGTTAACGGTATCTTTAATAATATTTTGTAACTCGCTATTAACTGATATACCTAAGCTAGATTCACAACTAATAATCTTTTCATATAAATTCTCTAAATTTAAAGGAACAAAGTTCTTATATAATAACTTACTTTCTTCCATTAGATATAATCTACCAATATTATGAAGAGTATAAAATAAGTTAGTACTATTTTTACCTACTAAGAAGTTTAAATTATTATAGTTATTAGAAGGTAAAGTATTAGAGTTAAATTTTTTCTGTATCTTGTCAAATCTCTCCTGCGTACTATCGAAATACATATCATCTAAATACAGTAAATTTTTTGTAGAAGGAAACCCAGCTACATTTTCAGGATTAGAAATAAATCTCGATGAAATTGCTCCTTCATCATCAATTATAAAAATATTAGAATCATTACCAGAAAAGTAAATATTAACTACATCTTGCTTCGCTTCATAAACTATTTCTGGTTTATATCTTGTTAATTGTTTAGGATTAAAAGGTAATACATAATCTCCATCAACTGCAGATATCTTATCAATATCTAAATGATAAATATAAAACACTTCAGCGTCAAATCCCTCTAAAGAAGTTAATATTAATACNGAATCATCAGAGTCTCTAATATCAAATTCTAAAATCTCTTCTCCAGGATTTGAAGAAGNNATATTATTAATTAACTCGAANGTNTACTTATTAACAAGTTTTATTTTAGGTGGTCTATTAACACTATCAGCTAAATCTTCTATATATCTATACCCNAGAATATTATTACCTAGACTCACTTTATCATCTATGATATTATCATTTAAAGTAATTTGGTCTACTAACTTTAATACTCTACATGGAGCTACAAAACTATTATCATATAATTTTAAAATAAACGAGTCGGTAGTTTTTTCTAACGCATATAATGTATCGGTATTATTATCATAGCTAAATCGTTGTGCACCTTGAAATATGTCTTCCTCTAATCGTATGAGACTTCCTCCAGTAGCAAATGTACCTGAAAAGGTATACGATGAAGTTGATGTGGTAGTAAAATAATTAAAAGACCTATCATCGTAAATAAAAATCATACTATCAAGAGTATCATCTAAAACCTCTAACCCAGGTGCGTTTTCAGTAAAACTAAAAGGGTCTATTTGTATGGGCGCACTATTTGATTTAGATACTTTTTCATCATCATTTCTTAAATCTTTCTTACCACTAGAAAGACCTAAATAGTAACTATCCTCATTTTCTATTGAATTTAAAAANTCAAATAAATCNGGATTAGCAATAATATTTTTTGAATATATAGTTAAATTATTCATATTCAAAATTTGTAGATTAGTATCAATAAAATTTTGATCTATTACGTTTCTAGGTGATATAGAAGGTTGCTTTAATATATTAGTATTCTCTACGGATACTGTTCTATCAAATTCAAATTTATTTAAAAAGCAGTTAGTTAAGAATGTATCTTTTCCACTTAATAACTTAGAAGAAGTATTAAAGGTTTTGCCTGTATAAGCGCTGCCTTCATGTATAGTAAAAAGCCCACTATACTCATAACCACTTAGGGTAAATGAATCGCCATTTGTGTATTTAAAATAATCTATCATTTGTAGTCAATAAATTTTACGTCGTTTATAATAGTAGTCTTAGGTAATGCATTTTTAATATTGCTTAACATTATATCTCTAACCTCATCCTCTACATTACTACTAATATTTAAATTTTTAATATTAATATCAATTATATTACTCTTATTTTTAAGATTAGTATTAATTGAATTTAGTACATTTATTTTATCTGTTAGATTTCTCATTCCACAAGGTAGTGAAATAGATAAATCCTGTACACTATCAATATTAGTACCGAAAATATATCCCAGCTCTTGATATTTCTCCAAAGGTTGAAGAGTTAAATAAAGATTATTAATGAATAATTTGTTAGTAGCATCATTAAACAAAATCTCTCTTTTATTATTAGGCCACTTTAAAAATATATCACCGAATAAAATTTTCTTTGTGAATATTTGATAAGCATTAATTCTAAAAGAAAAAATTACATTTGTATTTAAATACAAACTACAAAGCCCTTCTATAGCATTAAAGGAAAGAAAGATATTATTTTTTTCAAACTTGTCTAGTTCAAAAGAATGTGTAAATGTATTTTTCTCTATTCTTTCTTCTATTGAGATACCATCTGTGCTGTTGTCGAAAATTTTAAACTCAAAATCTATTGAATTATTATTCTTTATAAAACTAAAGCCTCCATTAATATCATTACTGTCAGAAAATAAGGTAAAATCACCAGCCTCATTTTGATAAGTAAACCCTAGACTAAAACCTCCATTGTCATTAATTGTATTAAAATAATTATTTACTCTATTGTTTATTCGTGCTGTTTTACAAAAATTAGTAGGTGATTCTCTTAAAAAATCCTTCCTTGATACTCTAATATATTTGTATCTTGTTTGGGGTTCGAAAGTTAAGTCACTCTTTTTATCAAAATATAGCTTATTTTTTACAGAGGCTTTTAAAGTAGAATTATTTTTTAATAATTTCTCTACGCTCTTTTCATATGTAATGTTAAAAATAGGAGATGCAGCTAACGCTGCTTCTTTAGTAGTATAATCAGGGTAATAATATCTATCAACCCATATACCTTCCTGACCTATACCTCCTGATAACCAAGTACATAAATAAGTAACATCTTTATCTACTATTGAATTATCATCTAATTTATAAACTCTATCCGATAAATCTGGTCTTTTAAACGAGAAAGATCCACATTTTGTAAATTTAGTATCGTTTATATTTAATTTATTAAAAGGTGCCATAGATGATGGCGTGGTAAAGTATGTTGTACCAGGGTTTACCTTAATATCAACGTTACCATATACAAAGTTTAAAGATAAAGTTTCATTACGTTCACTATCAATATCAGATAAGATAGAAGTATACTTTCTTAGATTTTGACTAAAGATAGTAGTCTCAGAAGTAGATAATAAATTGTTTGAAGAGGTAAACTGCTCTTGGGTATTAACTATATTTTTTAAGTTAATTAAATTAAAATTTAATTTATTATTATTTGACGAGCTATACAGCAAATAGTTAGATGGTAAGTGAAAATCACTCTTATCATTATCGATAGTTCCTTTATTATTATAAGTAATAAAACTAGTATTATAAGGTGAAGGTACAGTTAAATTAACTTCTTGATTAAGCTTAATAGAACTACTGCTTACAAAATATTGATTAGGTTTGGAAGTCTCGTCTATAAATTTTGCAATAAGATTACCACCAGAAATTTTTATAGCATACTTTCCATCATTTTTTTGACAAAATAAATTAATGAAACTTTCTGATCTATATTTTAAAAGATTATATTCTAAATTTCTTCCTAAGGATGATATTTTATTTTCAGATACAAAAAGTACTATTCTATTGTTTTCAGTATCTTTCGCATCATCACTAACTACTAAGAAATACCTAACATTATTAACAACAGTACTCACTCTGCAAATAAAATCATTAATAAATGTTATTTCAAAATCATTAGCATTTAGTCTATTTGTAGTGAAAGATGTCTTACCATAAAATTGAGAATTGTCAATATCATCTCCAGCTCTAAATGAACTCAACGAAGCTGAACTATAAATTAGATAATTTTCACTAGAGGTAGTAAAATTAAAGGTTGTAAAAAACGAATCCGGCTTAACTTTTAACTCATTAACTGATGTAACACTATCCAACAGATATTCATCTGTCAGATAAAAATTAGTAAAGTTTAAATTTTTAAAATCTTGAATACCAGATAGAGCTGATATAAAGTTTAAAGAAAATCCCCCATTATATGTCTGCCTATATTGATCTAGCGTTAGATCCATAGGGCAGCAATCAGCTTCTACTGAGCTTAAAGCGCTTAAACTTGATTTTACCAAACAACCCATTTTATATATTTATTCTTAATTCTCTTTATATGATTTGTTATCAAATTGAACAATATAATTGTTTTTCTTTGATAGTAGAGTTATTCTCGAACTATTACTCTCATCATTAAGTAGGTCAACTCCTAATATATCCAAATCATCTACATTTTCATAATAACTTTGTGAATTTATAATAATCGGTACATTTACTCGTAAAGTTTCCCCTGTTACATAGCCTATGTTCATTTTAAAGATCATAGATTTTTTAAGGGCATAAGAGGAAGGATAATACTTATGTTTATAATTTGTACTAAATGTAACAGGAGTCGCGCCTTTTTGTATTTCAGGAAAAATTGATTCAGTTCTATAATCTCTATAAATCCTAATATCAGGGTTGAATACGTCTGAACCATCACCCCAGTTTATTGTAACATAAGCTGGAAATATCTCTGTGTATATATTAGATATATCTAAAGTCACTTCCGTAAAATCAAATAGATCTATTTGATTTAAGGTTTGTTCTGTATTCATGTCTTCTTTAGTAGAAGAGATAGATAAATTAAATGTATTCATAGAATTAAAGCTGCTGATGAAAGAGGTAGTTTTGAGGTTGATAGAGTAGGAGTTGTAGAAGATAAAGTAAAGAATGTATTACTTAGATCAGTTTCTCCGTTAGTAGTAAAACTGTCTGTGAATCTACTATTATTACTACTAAATGTAGAAGTGTGTAAGAAATTAATACTATCTCTATATTCAAAAAGATAATTTACCAATAATGGTCCTTTGTTGAGATCTTTTATTAAAAACGCTAAATTAAACTGCTCATTATCACTGTTATAAGTTAATATAGGTTTACCACTTTCAACATATACAGAATCAAATGAAGATAGATTAAACATACAATTATTAGCATTATTTCCTGTTGTAGGAAATATCTGCTCTGTTTTATCAGCTGTATAGTTATATTTAAATATAGTAGGATATAATCTTATATTTTTGAAAGTAAGCTGCTCTATTTGCATCCTACAATAGTAAACATCACTTCCTACTTTTAATCTATTGCTTACTTTATCAAAGAAATTAGTATTAATGTTTAAGGTACTAGTAAAGGTATTAGGTGATACAAATTTATTATTTTGATATGAAGTTTTTTCAGTAATAAAAAATGAGCTTGTTTCAATAAACAAGGTATCATATAATATATCGAAATCTACTACTTTATTGGATAGCTCATGGCAAATAGTAGCATTATATTTACCAGACAAATAATCTAAAGTTTGAGTTAGTTCTTTTACAGACGGTAAATTTGTTTCTTCATTAATATTTTTTACATATATTTTACCTAAATGCTTCATTCTATCAAAAGTAGATTCATCTACAGTATCAACTGTTGTAAAGTTAGTAACGTTTGTAGAATCTACACTATCATTGTATAAAAAGCCTTCATCTGATTGAGAGTAATTAAAAATTATATTATCAGTAAATCTAGAACCATCATAGTTTTTGACTCCATTACCACCAGACAACCTAACATTATAAGTAAAGTTGCCAGAAAGACCTTTATAAAGAGCTACACCTGGTTTGTATGCAGTACCTGGTCCGGTATTATCACTTAACGCTCTGATTACAGTTTTACCGCCGTCATAATACCCAATTCCTGCTTCAACTAATTCTGAAAAATAAAATTGATCTGAACTTTCACTGAATGCACTTAATCCCGATCTAATAGGGTCAGCTAACGCTTCGCTATCTGAAAATCTAAAGTAAGCGCCTTCTTTTACATCAGCGTCAAAAGTAATTGATTCTGGCCTAGTATAATCAACTTCAAGATAACTAGTAGGTTGTATTAACTCTTGATAAGGAGCAAAAAATCTACCAAATATAAAATACGATGATAGGGGTAGATCAGGCGACTGATCCCCTGGAGCATTAAATCCGTTAGTAAAACCTGTTAACCCTGATCTTATAGTTTCTGAATACGTAGAACTATCATTTATATCATAATCAAAGTCGTACCCCTCACTATATAAATCATCAAAAAAAGTATAGCCGTTTAAAACTAAATTTTTAATATGGTTAGGTATTTCAAATTCTAAGTTATTTCTATAATAGTTATTATCCTTTACAAGTCCAAAGATGTTACCAAAAATATCTTTTTTACTATCATCAATATATCCTTGATCGTACAAATAAGATAAATCAGTATTTAGATTTCTTTCTTTTTGAATTTCTGAAGAATAACCTAAGAATGTAGTACTCTCTTTATCAGGGTTAGGTTGGTTTATAGCTATACCCTTACTTCTGTTATTAATAGAAGTAGAAGTATCAACAATAAAGGTTAAGATAGAATCATTATTTGTATATAAATTAGGATCAGGGAAAATATAAAACTGATTAGGTTTATATTCTGATTTCTTATAAAAATCTATTTTCTTACCTTGTATAGTAGCTATAGCTGTATTACTTGGTTTGAAGAATCCTAAATCCCTTTCACTTACAACTTGATCAGAAAATACTGAAGCTGTAGAAGGGTAATTTTGATTCAAAAAATTAGCGTAAGGTTTTTCAGATTTAAATAGAAGCCCTATATCTGAATTACCATTACTATCGGTAGATAAAAAGTAAAAATCAGAACCTATAAATTTTTCCGTCTGTCTCTTTTTAGAACTTAAAACTTGATCTAACTCTTTTAAGTTTGATAATTCACTATCAACAGAAGAGAAAAGCTGATTAATTAAATCACTTTCAAGATCTTTAAATAAATTACTTCCTTTAGGAATAACTCCAGGCTCATACTCTTTATAATTAGCTCCATATTCTTTAATATCAGGCTCTCTATTAAAGTATTGAGCAAAATTATCATAATACTCTGTTAATGATACGGAAAGATTAGTTTTAATATCCTCTATGTTATAATCTATATTACTTGTATCTCTATTCTCTAAGAAGTCTATAATTAAATCTTTAGAAGCTTGTTCAACTCCAATACTACTTCCCTTAACCTTGCTTTTTGTAAGAGAGTAATGTAAGTTATTTCTCTTTTTCTTATAGTAAGTTATAATATTTCGTATTTTCTTACTAAAAAACGACATCGCAATTTGCATGTCGTACTTATCATTAAAATCTAACTGAGTTAAAAACTTCTTTTCAGCATTAGATGAAAAGTTCAACGTTATATCTTTTAAGAAATCTCTATACCTATCTAAAATTAAATCTTGATTACTTACTCCTAGTGATGTGTTTCTAGTATTCCATTCATTAAGATAATTATTATAGAAAGCAGTTAAAGTTTCAGGCTTATAGCTCTCACTTACTGTTTCAATGAATTGCAAAAACGAGTATGGAGTAAATTTATCTAATGCCTCATCACTATTTACATTAGGATTAGTTATAGATTGGTTTACATTTGGAAACCCTGTAGTAATGTTATCCATTAAACATATTTATCCTTAGAACAGGGATAGACTACTAAATAAGGAGTTTCGTATGTTAATATCAAAGATATTATCTTCTCCCTCTAAGCTACTTAATGGCTCGTTAAAACTAACAGTAGTTAACCCGTTATTATAGTCTATTAACCCGTTTAATATACTATTATCTGTAACAGCAGAGAGTGAATAGAAATCATAAAAAACATTAACTGTGTCCATAGTATATTCTGTAGGCAGTATTAACCCCCACCCCCAGCTATCACCTCCACTAGATGGAAATGTCACATTCGTATTATCATAATCACTTAACATATACGTGTTAGAGTTACGAGGAACACCACCTGAATTTATTCCACTCAAAGCGCTTAAAGGCTGAAATGTATTTAAACGTAAATACGTATTACTAAATTTTTCATAAGCTACAATATCGTTACCGGCTGTGATCTCATATGTTAATGAGTTTATCTCTGGTCCGAGATTCTTACCATGAATCTCTTTGGTAGTAGTGCCCATAGGGTCAAAGTTTTCATCAAACTTATTTTTACTACCTCTAAATTTATTATAACTTAAACTTAAAGTATCTATAAATCTTTTTACATGTTCAGGTTCTTGTGCTAATGTACTATCAAACACTATTCCATTATCATCAGTTAATGCTGCTAAACTTATTAATGAGTTAATGTCACACATATCGATATCTGCATTATTCGATACAAAATTAAAAACTCTTTCATAAAGTTTTTTACCAAGTAGATCATATCTACTGCTTACATTTCCAAAAATAGTACCTACAAAATCATCAAAAAAGATATTCTTATCTAACAAGATTTCTTGAAATCTCAAATCTTTTATATTTTCCTGGAAGTCGAAATTTTCGTTGTGCTTATAAAAATTGTAAAAATCTTTAGGGTAAGCAGTCAGAGTTACTAGACCGTTTACAGTAGATAATAATGAACTATTTGTATTAAAAGCATACTGATTTCTTGCACTTAAAGTTAATCTTGTTGCAGATGCCGATAAATTATCATTAAAGGTAAGAGCACCTCTAAACCAGAAGTCAGTATTAAATGAAGATAAGGTGCTCGCTAAATTAGATATGGTATAGTAAGAAGGCTGAACTATATTATTATTGTTAAATATATTACTAGTAGCTCCTGATAATACTACAAAGGTAGGATTGCCAGCTGATAATGCCTTCATAGTAAAATTATCGTTATTTACTGGAGTAATAATAAAAGGAATATCTAACCCTTTATATTGTGTTTGGCTAATTGAAAATGGATCCTTTTCAATACCCTCACCGTTTATACCATTAGAGCTAAATTTTATACCACTTAAAGTTTGACCTGAAGTTGGACTAATAAAAGAAGATAACGTTACATCAAAGTTATTAGTGTAATTATTATTTTTATACCCCTTTAAGCTATTAGAGAAAATATTTTCTCTATCTTTAAAGAATGATATGTTTATTGGAGATGCTTGATCATCAGCCTTTATGTAAATTTCTTTAGTACCAGAGCTTCCTACAAAAACGCTTGATAGACTTGTGCTTAGACCTGAAGTTAAAGTACCATCAGCAGACATTTTAGCATATAAGTCTACAGATGATAAAGAGATTCTATCTATCTCTACATATTCAAAACTAGAAAGCGTCGGTAAGTAGTTTCGTTCATATATAGAAAAATATTTTTCTAAACTGTTAAATTTATTTTTCTTTAAATTAAAATAATTTTTATAATCGCTACCCGATACACTATAGTATAGCTCTTGAAAATCTTGATAAAAAGGTGTTTGTGAAGTTACTGTAATAGGACCTGATACTTCACCAGCTGATAAAACTAAAACTGGCTTCGAAGCAGCTATATCACCAGGAGGCATACTTAGAGAAAAGGTATTAGTAACATAGTCTTTGATTTGTATTAAATCACTATATGAAGCTAAAACTGAATTATTTTTACAATCACGTATAACCATCCTAACGGTATACTCACCAGGATATTGATATGCATGAGTGCTACTTATACTATTACCAAAAGTACCATCACCAAAATCAAAAGTAACCTTTTGATCATTTAAAGGAATTTCTCTACTATCATCTTCCGGTATTCTTGCCTTAAAGGTAAGAGGTGTTATGTCTAAATTATAAGACGAAAGTTTAGCTTCGCCTTTAAAATCTATGACATCAAAAATAGCATAGTCTGTTTTAATATTACTCATCTACAACTTTAATTCTATTCGTTAATGAAAAAGGTGAATATAAGTATGGGAATTTAAAATATGGTAAAGTAATATCTTGATTAATTAAGGATATATCACTTGTCTCATATACTGGATTAAAAGATAAAAATGAAACAGTATCTATACTTGCTCCTGATGATTCATTTTTAGTATATATACGTTTAACTCCTTCTAATGATAAAATGTCATTGGTTAATTTATTGAAGCTTTGTTTTTGACCAAGTTTATTATTAGAAGGATCAAAAAAGGATCTTATTAAAGAAGCAGCTCTTTCGCTTAACGTATCTTTGTTAATTTTATTATTAATTTCTCTTACTATATATAATGACGTTTCATCTAATATATCTAAATCTAAATTAGATGAATTAGTAAATCCTAAGCCATATGCCATGTAAATAGGATCTCTAGGTACAACAGTATTAGAAACCATTTTCCTTTCTTTACAGGTATCTACTATTAAATTTTTAAAAGATTCGGATAGATATGGTGGAAAGAATTCATTACCTGTTACTTTAAAATTAGGAGTACAAAATATATTAATATTATTAAAATCACATGAATCAGCAAAATTAATTTGATTGATTAAAACTCTATTCACTTTATTTGGATCAACACATATATCATAAAAGTATTGAATATATTCGTTTATATATGAATCGTTATCCACTACAGATATACTATTAATAACATTAGCTAAATTTCTTTCTAGAAATGATTCATAGTCACTTTGATTTACCAATCTTAATTGCGAAGAAAAAGCTTTTGGAGCATTTTTCCTTATTTCATCTACCGTCTCCTCATCTGACAAAGAAGTGGAGTTTTGAGGGTTGCTCATCGTTAGTATAGAGCTATTAGTTACATCAATAAAAGTGGTCTCATCTTTATTAGCAAATGTATCATTAAAAATCTGTCTTTGTCTTAATGAATCGTAAGTAAAGAGTTTGTTACCATTAATTACATTCTTACTAATTATACCTTCAGTATTATCTGATAAAATATAATTAACCGATACAATATCACCTTCATTTAATTTTCTTCCGAAAACTCCACTACCAAATTTTATCTCATAAAACCCATTTTCATTTAACCGTTTTTCATATACCCTATCGGTAGAATTAGATAGATATAAGCTATCAACTTCTTTGTATAGATAATATGTACCGTCATTCACCTCTTTTAAATATACATCAATAGTATTATCTGCTATGAATTTTTCCTCATTACTATCTACTACATTTTTTATTACTATAGGCAGTAATTCAAACTCTTCACCTTGTGCGCTATAATCTGGATACTCTTTTATTGAACCTTGATAAAGTATTACTGAATCGTTTAAACTTTTTAATACTTCACTCCCTGTAATAGTCTTATTAAAAGAATAATCATCAATAAAATTATATTGAATACCATCAGCTAAAAAATATGAGTTCTTCTTAATCGTATAGCTACCTATGGCCATATCAGCTGACCCCACGGCGTTAATTGGTACTATTGAAGTTTGTTTACCAGCAGGTTTATAACCTATTAGCTTAACAATTTTATTCATGTTTTCGTAAATAGAGGCCTGATCAAAATTTACCTCAGAGGCATTTTGGTTTAAATAGAATAATAAAACGTGATAAGAGTAAGCTATGATATCTATAACTGCTGCTAAGTTACTTCCATCATAATTTTGATCTGTAAACTTTTCATTCGTGTTTAATCTATTTACTATATAATCCTTTAGACTTACCGCATCAAAAGCTACATAAGCATTTTGCGGCAAGCTAAAATCTAAAAATTCGTTATCGTTGTTATTAGGGGTAGCCATAATTAAAATATATTATATCCGTTGTTATTTAATGACGATCTTAAGGATAAACCATACACATCTAGGGAAGGAATATCAATTTGCATGGTTATTCTATATTCATTTTGTTCTGCATAAGGTATAACTACAACATTTTGTATAGTTACTCTAGGTTCCATGTCAGGTAATCTATTTTTTATATCGTCTTTTATTGCAAAGGCACTAAAATCTGAAATAGGTTCGAACAAATACCTTCTTAAATCTAATCCAAACTCTGGAGATAGAATCTTTTCTCCAGGAGCAGTTAAAAATATATTGGTAATACTATTACGTATAGCATTTTCGTCAAACTGTCCCTGTATATCTTTTAGCACAGAGCTTTTATTTAACTGCTTATTGTAATAAACAGAGGTTTCTAAATCTAAAAACAAATCTTTATAGAGATACCCTTTCTTTAACGACGCGCCATTAAGCTTAGAGGTTGAAATATCTGTTAATTTGATCAAGGCCATTTATTATATTTAATGTAGCATATTCATATTAAGGAACTATAATATAATTAGATATGAAGATTACTGGAAAACTTATTACTGAAGTCGAAGTTGATCATAAAGATCTGGCTAAAGCTCTAAAACGTGCTATTTTTGTAGAGCTTGATCTACCTCGGTATAATAAAGTTCACCACGATGGTATATCTTTTATTGAAACTGTTGATGCTCATACTTCTCATAGGTTTGAATACGAAAGACCTGTAAAGCTCGCATGTAAAGATGATATTGAAGTGTTTGAAGCATATAATACTATAAAAGAATTTTTATATAACGTGTGATTCTGTACAATTTGGCATAAATAATGATATGGCTGATAAAAAGTTTGTAAGTTTGCATGAATCTTATATGAAAAGGTATGAGCGTGGAGGTTTTCTCGTAGGAGATGTTTTTAAGTTTAATGATAACTTTAAAAGCACAGATGAGTTTAAATCTTTAGGTACCAATACTCAGGAGCTCTTACAGCAAATGATCACATCTGGTCAGCATGTCAGAGTTGTAGGCATTAAAGATACTACTTCAGCAAGATACCCAGCTAATGCTGATACAACTACATTAGATGTAGTATTAGATCTAGCTCTTGACGATGGAGGAGGAAGGTATTCACATCACGTTTCTATTCCTAGTAACTTAGGACAGTCTGAAGAATTTTATCCTAATCTTCCTCCTATCCCTGATGCGTTTAAGAGAAAGAGTAATGTTAATATTAAGCCAGAAGAAGCTGAAACAACTAAAGCACCAGAAGCCAGGGATGCTAGTCCTGATAGAGCCCTTCCGGATAGTAACGTAGATATTCCGTCTGATGCTGTTACACCATCTCCTGATGTTACTTCATACACGCAACAATATTTGGGTGATTTAACTAAAGGCCCTAGCGCTTATTAATCTTAATATTTTTATTAAGAATTAAATTTATACAAGCAAGTATAAAAAGACCGAGCAGATATGTTTCGGTGTATATAATATAGACGCTAAAAAGTACTAGTACCGCTATATACATTTTTCTAGATTTACTAGACACGCAAAAGCGTTTATCTCTTTATCTACTACAAAAGCGCTCTTATACAAATGATCAGCTATATTAGCT